TTTTATATAGAAAATAAAAAAATATGTTTAAATAATGGCACAAGTAACCTTAGATTTAAATCAGTTTAAAGCAGCAGGGGTATATACACTTGAGTACGACCGTTCTGAATCAATTATTATCACAAGTCAGATTATAAGGCTTATAATAGGATTTTCAAGAAAGGGTCCATTCAATGCTCCAGTTTATCTTCCAGATAAAAAAACTGCTCTTAGAGTGTATGGAGATGTTGATGACTTTTTAGAAAGACGTGGAGTGTTTTTCCATAGAGCTATTTTATCAGCTCTAAATTACGGACCAGTTTTTGGGTTAAGCTTAATGAAGCTTAATAATGACCCAGCTTTCGGAGACAAAGTACCTTACCAATCTTTTTCTTTAGCAACAACTGAAGCGAATGGACGAAAGGTATATAAATTGTACGGTTCATATTACAACCAAGAAAGATTTTGGTACCCAGACCAAGACTACTTATTAGCAAATGTTAATACAGCAGGTTCAATTAACGAAGGCAAAATATTGAATATGGTTAATTTAGGACAAACTCCTGTATCAATTATAATCAAAAAAGCATCAGTATTAAATTGGAATATAACAGCCAGAGAACATTTTGGTGTTGGCAGAGTTCCTTCTTATATTAATGAGTGGGATATAATGGCTGATTATTTCATGGATATCCATGTTATTGAAGGTAATTGGACAAACTATTTACAACTATCAATCGACCCTGTTTATTCAGCATACTTCGATAACCGAGGAATGAAAAAAGACCAAATGAGAAACTTTTTCAATGATGACTCTATTAATGTTTTAGGTTCTTGGACAGGCTCTATCATTCCAGATTTAGAAGATGGTAATGGTATTTCACATTCATTAGATGTAATTGTTAATCAACAATTAGCAAGCACAGGTATATTTATTGCAATAGATAAAGATACTCTTGAAAATTATGATGTTTATGCAAATGAAGATGATGCAGATTTATATTCAGCAGTTGATATGATAGGACATAACTTTGCAAATCCTAACAGAACCAATCCTGATATTATAGATTTCTTATCTTATAAGACAGCTATAAAAGAAGAATTAGGGTTCTCTATTAAGAATGCATTTGGAACAGCAGATATTTGGAATTACGAATATAATAGCATTTCAATGCCAGTATCATCAGATTCAGCACATTATGGTGGAACAATTGGATATTTAGATAACGTTTTAACTGTCCCTAAACCATTTAATGTGGAAGAGACAGATGAGCAGTTAATAGATTATTTGACAATGAAAAACCTATTAATACCTGGAGAATCTTTATTAAGACTTAAAGGTACATGGGCAGCAGCCCACCAATATGGTTTACTAGGTGCAGACAGATGGGCAACTATCGAGTACATCTGGGAAGAAACAGATGCAACAAGTGGTTTAGAATATCTAAAAATTGCTTGGAGTCATCCAGTAAAAGAAGCTGAATTATTAATTCCTGGTTTACCGATTAGCGAATTAATGGGCGATGAAGTAGCTTTATTAGACGCGACAGAAGATGCAGAATATTTACTAATGATGACCACTTTAGGATTTTCAGGTAAAATGCATGCTGTTATTAATAGACCTTCAACATCTGGAACAGCTCAGACGAGATTTGACGCTTTATATACTTCAATCACAACAAGTGTAGCACCTGTTGGTATGTCTTACTTACCAAAAGTTGGACAAGATATTATGATTGAAAATAAAACTGCTAAGTCTTGGTATTACTTTAAAATAGCAGATCCTGGATTAATAGCTTATCCATTCGATGCAGCAGCAGCAGGTTTACCAGTTGGTGATTATGATGGTTACGGAGATATTGGTTATGGTAATGAAGGTTTACCTTCAACCCATAAAATTATTATTCCTGTAGACACAACGTCAGACGTAGGAGACGCTTTCCAAATTATAGATGCAACATTAACGAAATTTTCACTTTATACAGGTTCTTTAGATTATGTAGAATCATCATTAGGTTTAGATACAGCAGGTATTGGGTTATATCCAGAATTTGTTTATGAACCAGATTTAATGAAGTTTGTAGAGAAGAGCGTTAGTAGTACAGCTGATGCTTCAGCGACTAACCCGAATATATTTGTAGCATCCAAAGGTAGCACACTATACGAATATTACGATTCAAGCGCTTTGCAGAATGGTGATAAATGGTATTATGCAGCAGCAGATTATGCAACAAATCAAGATTCATTGCAATATTTCTATGCAACTTATGCAAAAGACAAAGATGATGAAGGTCTTAGCGTAGTTGTTGTTCAATTCTGGGATAATTATGTTGATGGCAAATTCAGTTATTCAGCAGCAGCAAGCAGTCTTTACCACGGTTACAATATTCTACCTGAATATTTAAGACTAAGAGGAGAAGATGGAACTGAATGGTTAGACAGAGTTGCAAGCGAGAATGATACTGATTGGGTAGATTTAATGGACGGTGCAACTTCACCTACGGCTGTTACGTCTTGGCCTTGGTATTCAGATACAGGTACAACTAACCCAACACAAGCATATATTAAGAAGATATATCTTTACGTTTCAGCTGATGAGTTATATGACCCAGTTGAAATTATAGATAATTCTTGGAACGCATATAAAACCGTATTTGAGGTCAAACAAGAATATGGAACATTAATAGAAAAAGGTGATTATATTGTATCCTTAACACAAGATGTAGATGGTAATGATATTTACATGCAAACAAAAGTGTTATCAAAGAAAAAACAATATAATTCAACAATAGCTGGATATGCATACGAATACACAGTAAACCAATCAGTAGAGGTGAACTATGTTGCTACTTTACCACAAGTAGTAAGATATAAACCATTAGAATCGTTTATTCAATCGTATCAATTATTCCATTTAGATGGATTCAGTATGAATGATTATCATTACCCAGGTGGCACAAGTAAACAAGCACAGATGTGGAAAATACTTGGAATGCTTGACCCTGCAAATTCAAATTTAATGGAAGTATTAAAAGATAGAGAAGTAATTAGTTATCGTTATGTAGTAGATACATTCGATGGTGGTTTAGAACCAATGACTGGTGCTAAATCTTGGATGACAAGACTTGCGAAAGAAAGACAAAAATGTTTAGCTTTAATGAATATGCCAAGCATGAAAGATTTCCAAAACAGTAATGACCCAAGGTTCACAGAACCAGTATCTGCATTAGTTCCTAAACCAGTATTAAATACTGCTTATATTGCAGAAGGTGGTAACCAAACCTTAGGACCAAGCTTCTCATTCACATTACCAGATGAAGATTGGGGTTCAAAATTCTGTGGATACTTTGCACCTTTCTTAACTTTAAAAGAACGTGGTAAGAGATTTGACGTTCCGCCAGCACCATGGGTTTCTAACTTATATGTTAGAAAACATGCACAAGGTAATCCTTGGGGAATAGTAGCAGGACCAAAACGAGGTATACTATCTGACCAATTGTTAGCAGGGTTAGAATACGATTTCTTATTAAGAGACAGAGAAAACTTAGAACCTTTTGGAGTCAACCCAATTGTTAAAAAGAGAAATCTTGGAATGATGATATACGCCAACGTTATGGCATATCAAAAAACTAAGAGTGCATTTAACAGTCTTCATGTGAGAGATTTACTTATCACTATTGAAGAAGCGGTTGAAGACGTATTAGCTAATTTCTTATTTGAATTTAATGATAGTAACACAAGGTTAGTTATTAAATCAATTTTAGAATCTTATCTAAGTAATGTCCGAACTCAAGGTGGTATATATGACTATGCTGTTTACATGGACGAAAGCAACAACACTCCAGAAGTGATTGATGCTAATACAGGTATAGTAGATGTAGCCATTGAGCCAGCTAAAGGATTAGAGAAATTCATCAACAGAGTAACTATCATGAAAACTGGTGGTATAGCTTCAGGTGGATTTTCAGCAGCGCTTTAAATAGGTTTGGGCGACTTTAAATTGTCGCCCAAATTTTAATATATACAGAAATACAAAAAAGAAATAGAATAAAATGGCAGGATTACCACACATTAAAAACAATAAAGCTGGTATGGAAATGTATGAGCCGGTATATTTGAATCTGTTTGAAGTAACCATAACCCCACCTACAGGAGTAACTGGATGGGACCAATTAGTTATAGATAACATTCAAACCGTCGGTGGTGTTGATGTAGAAAAAGCACCAGGAGTAGTTATACAGTCATACAAAGGAACAACCAGGTCTTATTTAGCAGCTTTACCAGATGCAACATTTGTAGATATTGCTATAAATTGGGAAGTGAATTTAGATGATAACAATTCGATGTATGTTTATAAAGCATTGAGACGTTGGTCAGATTTAGCATGGGACCCACTAACAGGAGCTATGACGCTTAAGAAAACTTACGCCGGTGGACCAATGACGATTTCCGTTTATAATAAAGTTGGAGATATTACAAGGCAATTAATTTTCCCTGTTATATTACCAGCAACACCAATAACACCTATGACGTTTGATTACACAACAGGAGAAACTCTGTATAGTGTAGATATGACCTTCAGGAGCGACTATTGGGAGGATATGTCTGTATAATAAGTTATTGGCATATAAAGAGTTACAAGAATATAACACAACCAAACAGCAAACTTTTGCTTTTGGTTGTATTTTTAAATACCTTTCATATAAAAGATTTAATATGTATATTTATAAAATTACTAATTTAATCAATGGTAAGATTTATATAGGCCAAAGAACCCAATCTCCTCGATGTGATAATTATTATGGTTCAGGAATTGTATTAAGAAGTGCTATTAAAAAATATGGTAAAGAAAATTTTAATAAGGAAACTTTAGAAGATAAGTTACAAGCAGACCAATTAAATGAAAGAGAAATTTATTGGATTAAAAAATTAAAATCTCGTGATATATACGGAAATTATAATCTTACTGATGGTGGGGACGGAACCACAGGTTATAAACATACAGAAGAAGACAATACAAAAAATATTAAAAGTAGGGTAATTTCAATATATCAATATGATTTAGAATTAAATATAATTAAAAAATGGTATTCCATTGCTGAAGCATCAAGATTTTATTCGATTAAAGATACTAATGTTATAAAATGTTTAAAAGGAAAACTATTAACCTGCCATAAATTTCATTGGTCATATACACCTTTATCTACCCAGCAAAAAGATGAAATAAAATATAAGATAAAAAAGAGATTTTATAAAGGTGCACCTCATTCAGAAGAAACCAAAAAGAAAATATCAGAAAATGCTAAAATAAATCCTAATTATGGGATGAAAGGCAAACACCATTCAGAAGAAACTAAAGAAAAGATTAGACAATCTAATATTAGAACAAAGAAACTAAAAAAAGAGGAATAAATGCTACACGAATTTTTTTTATCCTTAGATGAATATTTAGAGCAAATTTATTATCCAGATATAAATGAATCTGGAATACGAGGAATGAAAGAGCTTGCTCAAACTTATAAAAAAGCTGAAATTTATTTCCATATAGATTTAGATGGTGTTACAAGTACGGTAGGCATGAAAGCATATTTAGAAGGTTATGGGATAAAAGTTGTTGATGTTCACACCATTCAATATGGTGGTATGGAGTTTGAGGCCGTCAAACCTAAAAAAGGCAATTTAGCTGTAATGGTAGATTTTGCTCATGGTAAACCTATGATGCACATTCACACAGACCATCATGATTCACAAACAGGTACAGTAGCAAGTACATCGACAAATTTCAAACATGCCGCTTCAAACGCGGGAACAATTTCACAAGAGATTTCACCTAAAGATATATACCCAACCGAGGATATTAAATTAATTAATATGGTTGATTCAGCAGACTATGTTAGTAAGGATATTTCCGTTGATGACGTTTTAAGAGCGGCTTACAACTTTGATAAAAAATTAAGTATAGAGAAAAACAGAACCTTTATGGGATTAGTAGCAAATAAAATGCTATTAGCTTTCAAAAACAAAAAAGGGTTCTTAAAAGAAGTTGTTATGAATTGTAAACCATCTTTAATTAGCATGTTTACGGTTATTAGAAAGGTTGCAACAGATGCAGGATATCCGATAGATGAACTTACGGCTAAAGGAGAAGATTACAGAGAAAGACAAGCCGGTAAATTACAAAAATTGAAGAAAATTGAAGAAGTTTTTAAATTAGGTAATGGCGAATATGCAATGTTTGGAAATTCATTAGTTCAATATGGCGGAGGCTATATGGCTAAAGGTGGATTTGATAGGTATACACCTTTTAAATTAAATCCAGGGTGCGACTTTTTCATTATAGGATGGCCAATGGGCTTGGTACAAGCTTCAAAGAACCCATTCAAAAAAGGTAAGAACCCATATCACTTAGGAGATATTGCTAAGAAAATCTTAACTAAATATAAGAGTAAATTGTCTAAAATAGTTTTACCATTCGGTCAATTAAAACGAAGCATGGAAAGAGATATTTGGAAGAAAGGTTCACCAGATAGTTTTGGATTTACTTATGAAGATTTAGAAGCACTCTTCGGAGACGCTGTTAAATCAAGTAAATGGGCTAAGCAGAATAAAGCTATTGTATCAAGTATAGCTGGAAAACATTTTGATAAACTTTCAGATAAACAGCTTGATATTTTAGATAACTTTGAAATTAATATTTATGATTTAATAACGAGACAATCTGGTGGGCATAAAGACATCACAAATATAGCAGGGTTGAATTTAATCCCTGGTAAAGGTGAAGGTGTTAAATGGGTTAAAACAATCATGACCGATCTGGCTAAAGAAATGAAAGACATGAAATTGAAATAAAAAGTTATGAATTTAGGAAACGAAATAGTAAGAATAGCAAAGTCCTATATAGGACAACAAGAAA